GCTAATTTTAAAAATTACACGCTCAGCCAGTACAGCACAACAAAGCAGACTGAAGCACTCATCAGCTCGCAGGTTGCAAGCTACACTGATGGCAAGTTAGATGGTTACACAACTATAGAGCAGACCAACACGGCAATCAGCAACATGGTTGTTAAGCTTAATAATGCGACTGATAAAAAATTAGAATCATACAGTACAATCACGCAAACTCAGGATGCCATCAGCCTTGCGGTGAAAAATATCGACCTTGACGGCAATACGCTGGTCAGCAAAATCAACCTTGCTAATGGCGGCATCCTGCTTGACGGCAAGCTCATCCATATCACCGGTCAGACTCTTTTTGATGATAATATTGTTACAAACAAAATGCTGCAGGCCAACAGCGTTAGTGCCGATAAGATTAACGTAAACAGCTTGAGCGCAATTTGTGCCACGATAGGTACATTACGTACAGCAACTAGCGGAGCAAGAACGGAAATAAAAGACAACTTGATTGAAGTATATGACAGCAATAATGTGCTTCGGGTAAAAATGGGGGTATGGTAATGGCTCAAGGTTTAGAAATAAATAACGCAGACGGAAGTGTAAAGTTAGATACTAACAGCAATATCACAAGGACATTAGGGCAAGCTACTCTGCAAGGCAGCGGAGAAATCACAAGTGCTGGAATAGGATATCCGAATAATAAGCTGTGGTACATAATCCTCAGTAACGTATCTCCAGTATATAAACCCAGTAATAACGAATATCCAATTTTGCGCATAGATGATACCGGGTATAGGATATTCTGGAAAAATCAACTTGGCACAAAGATAAGGTATGGAATAATATGAGCACTTATCTTGAAGTTATAGGCGATGACAAAAGAGTTGTTATTGACGATAAGTTTGCCTGTATGGAAGTAGTTGACAGTTTCCCGTTATCACAGTGCAAGAAGAAAGATATGTCTGGTAACACGGCGGGATGGCACAATTATTATTATGAATTTCCAACTGGCCATTCGATACCGGACAATGCGTTGGTTGGGATAAGTTTAAATGGAATAACTAGCGAAGTGCCGTTTTCCTATTTAGCTATCGGAAACACTATTCGTTTTTTTGGTGACGGAAGTGCAGTAGCACAAGTTGGCATAGTTGCTATCGAAAGAGATGATATTATAGCAACGTCGACACTGTATATCTTTAACCATGCCACGAGAACACCTAGCGAACACGGCACTGGGCTTGAAATAATAAACGATAAGAACGAAATAGTCTTTTCTTCTGAACGGCCCTATATAAACGTCTTGAAATGTGGAAGCGAAGAAAAAGATAACATTTCTACTGCGAGCGAAAAGCCAATAATTGCGTGCAATTTAGGAGAAGATTATTACTATGAGCTTTACCAACAAGCCGCTCATATATCACCGCAAGGCGTAGAAAGCCATAAAAGGCCAACATATATTTTAAAAAATCAAGTAGTAAGTATTGTTCCCAGATTTTTCAATACGTTTTGGATAGGCGATAGTCAAGCTCCAGAATATAACCCGGATACAGGGGAATGGACGTACCCAGATAACGGAGGGCCTGAGTATGGAGGATTTTATGAATTTGATGCTTGGTATAATTACGGTTGGTTGGTAGGGACTATTTGCTAATTTTTACATCAGAAAGGGAGGCGACAAATGAAACCACAAGCATTTCAGCCGGGCGAGCTGCGCGATGAATATGACCAAATAATTCGCGCCGGAGCCTACGGCAAGAAAACACCATTTGTTAATTCTGACAATAACGCTATCTTGGACTATATCATGAACAACTTTGATGCGTTATATGCTCAGATACCTAACGGCAGAGCCTATGTAAAATCTGTCAACAATATAACACCGGATAGTAACGGCAATGTAACAATTACTGTTAGTGGCGGCGGCGGTGGTTCGGGTGATTACTTGCCGTTAACAGGCGGTACTGTTAACGGTGGCATTACAGCGACTAATTTCCAGACTGGTACAGGGGCAGCCAATTACTTCCAGTGCTGCAAATTCCGTGGCGAGGGCAACGCTAACTCCTACTATCATGCTATAGATTTTGGCTATTCGGGACATGATAGCGTAGATTTCTACGAATATGACCCCAACTGGAATTTTTACAAATGTACAACAGGCACAAAATCTGGAGCTGT